CCCTTTTTTGGAATAAAAAGTCGAATTTCCCCTCAGATAGGAAGTTTTGCACGGGAACTACGCTTTAAAAAGTTAAGCTCTTGTGCTTCATACTTAATCTTCTCTTTCAATGGTTTAGATATAAGTTTAGGTACTGATTCAACATCAATACTATTCTTCTCACAAAAGTGAATGATAGCATCAATATAATTCATCTCAATATTAACTTGAACAAGAGATTCTATTTCTTGTGCAAAACGAGCAGGACAAAAGAACTTGCTCTCCATTACCTTTTCTAGTTCATTTTCAGGCATTCTCTGTCCCAGTACGGTTAGATACAAATTCTTTAATATATCTTACTAATAACTTAATATAATCCCCTTTGTTCCTTTTGTCAAATACTTCTACTTCACCACCAGGAGTTACCATAATAGTAATAAGTTTTTTAACAGGGATTTCAGTTAATTCATAGTAAGCAGCAGCATAAAAAGTTTCCTGAACGAAATAGTTTTCCATCCACTTCTCAGGTTTAATCTTTTCAGATGTTTTAAAGTCTATTACTGCTAATTCACCCTCATATTCACCTATACAATCAACTCTACCCGCAAGACCAAGGTATTCTGAGTATAAAGTTCTTTCTATAGCGTGTATGTTATTTATCTTATCCAAATATGGCTTAGCATGATGAAACATAAATTTGGTAAGAGGTTTAAATTCCTCCCAATCCATCTCCAAGTTCATCAAATACGCTTGGGCCGCTTCATGGAAATCAGTACCACGCGAGGTTGCTTTCTTCGTAATACGGTTCGCCTCCTCAAGGCCAATTCTCTTTCTCCACTTAATGAAAATATCCCTATTATAAAAGCTGGTAACCGAAGTGATAGAAGGAACCCAATTACCATCAGGGAGTTGATATAATCTACAACCGGGAGTCTCTTTTTTAACAAGTTCAATGTCACCTAAAAAATTACAATGAGTAAAGGTCATAAACCAAGTTCCAATTTAGCAATAATGTATTCTTTGACTAATCCAGAGCGAACAATATCTTCTACTCCAAATTCAACAACATCAACAGATGGCATAAGACGTAAAATTCTCATAAAATCCATGATACCATTTCTTTCATTGGTTTTAACAAGATCTGATTGGGAAGCATCCCCACAAAACATAATCTTAGAGTCTTGACCAACTCTTGTCATTATACTATCAAGTTCGTGATAATTCAAGTTTTGGTATTCATCAACTATAATAATTGACTTATCAAAAGTTGTTCCTCTAATAAATGAGGTGCTCCAAAAGTCAATAGTATCCTGTGCTTTCAAATTACCATACAGCATTTCAAAGTCTGCCTCAGTAGGCATTTGGAACATATACTTTACCATAGCCTTGTAAGGAATTTGATAAAGAGTGGACTTATCTTCATGATCGCCAGGAAGGAAGCCAATTTCCCTAGTAGCAACAAGACTCCTAACAATATAAATCTTTTCGTAAGGAGTTTCTTGGTCCAGGACATCTCTAAGTGCATTATAGAGTGTAATAAATGTTTTACCAGTACCGGCACATCCATAAGCAACCAAATTCTTATTCTCTGCATAGGCATTAAATAAAATTTGTTGATTTGTTGTGAGAGGTTCAATAACTCTCAACATATCGGCATTAATTGGTTTCTTTCTCTTCATCTGCTTAACTGTTAGTCCAACCCCTATTGGTTGATCTGTTTTTTTCTTTCTTGGCATACTTAAATAGGTCTTACATTAGATCTAGGAGCTTTAGATACCTTATGAAGTACATCATTCCATCCTGGATGCGACTTCATAAGTTTATCATAACATTCTCCCACCTCTCCAACGCCAGCAACTCCTGCCATCCAATCTTTATCCCAATCAGGATTCTCTTTTCTCCACTCATCATATGCCATCATTGACATAGAGAGTTCTTTTTGTTCACCCGTTTCTAGGTGTTTTACTGGGTATGTTGGCATTTGCGTATAATAATAGATAAAAATATTTATTCAATAAGAATTGATGGGGCATCATCACAATCAGGACACCTACCATTAAGTTTCCATCCAAGTGCTTCAGCAACAGTAGGAAACTGACAACCAAAGATGCAACGAACTCCTTCTGCAATATCCATATGCTCTTTCTGTGTTCCGTGTGCAGATCGCAAATCAATATAATGTATCCATGACCTTACTGATCCTGTCATATAAAGTCTTGTAGGTGTAGCAAGAGGAAGCACAAACCGCGCACATTCTTTTGCTACACCATTATCTAACATATCTTTATACAACCACATGGCATTATCAAAATGTTTTTGAATTCCTATACGATAATCACGTACAAGTTTAACATCCAAATCATCAATAGAGTTCTGACGATTCTTTGTATCCTGTCTACGCAACTCAGGAATAGGTATAATATCATCCAACATAGAAGCATCAGCATACCGCTGTGAGAACTCCTGGAAGGTGAATGAACGATGCCTTAGGATCTGTGCAGCAAGTCCTCTGGTAGTATTGATCTCAACAGTCATGAATGCCTGCTCAAAGACGCTCCAGTGCCCGTGTTTGATGCAGTACTTAAGAAGACCAGCGAACTTATCATTGTCCTGGTTCTTGGGGTTGCTAACGCGAGCAACATATCCCATGTGCTTCTCCGCATCAGGAGTAACACTTACTAATTTAATTTCTGGTTTCATAGTTAATCTGGGTATCCATCGTCATCATCCCATTGTTCATCATAATCTGAAGGTGGGGAAGAGAACGCATCAGAATTTTTATATGAATCAACATCAGAATGTACTTCAGATTCTAATGCATCCACAAGAGACTTAAGATTTCTAACAATGAGTTTTAATCTTTCTTTTTTAAGGTCTTCCATTATGATTCCTTTTCCCTTTAATTATAATACAAAAAAAGGACTTGTCAAGCAAGTCCTTTTGATACTAGGTAAGTTACGACACCAAGACCCAATTCAGACGTGATGAGAAATACCACGGTAATTAAGGTCGGCACTAGAATGTGAGGCAACCTTGTGATTAAGGGAGCTTTTATAGTGATTTCCACGATACACATGCTCAACAGACTCGCTGCTGGCTTGCTCTGGCTTGGAAGGTGTATAGGATACACCGCGATAGATAGTCATGATTTTACTCCTAAAGTAGTTGGATTTTTAGCCCCGTTCCTTTAGTCGGCTTTTGCGTCTTATGTTGATGTTGATTTAATACAACGTGATGGGATTCTCATATCTTTTATGATGCCATCCTTCTCACGATCAGAGAGTATCTTACTTTCTTCCACAACCTCAACAGTTTCCTTCCATGCTTGACAGGACATAGCAATGTTTGGTTGATTTGTAAGTAGGAATAACTCTAACATAAGATGAACGAACTCCGTTCCGAGTCGGCTTACTTGCGTCCTATTTTTCTAAAAAACACTGCGGATCTGTACTCTCAATAAAAAGGAAAGTCAAATCTATCTTTTCAGATTTGGTTAATAGGGAGGATCTCCCAATAGTACCTTGTAACCAATCATACTGATCACAATTAAGTAAAGTATAATCTGGTTCAACAACTGAAAATAGCAGTGGTAATAAAAACATAGGATGAACGATATGTGTATCATAACACATAGTGGCTTATTTAGTCAAGAACAATCTTAAAAAAGTATTAAATGATACTATTTTGTATCAAGATGATACCAAAACTATTAAGAAATATATATTTTACCTCAATATTTCTGCTAGTCCTGCTGCATGTTTATTAGATCTAGTTATTTTATATACCCAAATCCTTTCCATTAAACTCACATCACGACCAAGCCTTATCCTACAACAAATATCAGTAAGTTTTAATCTGTAACTTGTGCTTAACATTTTCTATTGCCAAGGGTAAAATACGATGCTCTTCTCTTTGGATACGCTTAGTTAATGTTTCTAATGTATCCCTATGCCCGATAGCAACCTCTGCTTGACATATTATAGCACCAGAATCAAGTTCCTCCGTCACATAATGAACCGTGCATCCAGTAACTAGATCATCACTATCTAGGGCTTGTTGTACAGCATTCAATCCTTTATACTTAGGAAGTAATGATGGATGTATATTTATAATTCTATTAGGAAATGCATCAATCAATTTAGAAGATACAATTCTCATCCACCCTGCAAGGACAATTAAATCAACACGCCATGCCTGAAACAACTGAATAATCTCATCCTCATTAGCACTTTTAATATTAACATGAGGAATACCAAACTTAATTGCTCTCTTCTTAGCACCACATTCTTTCTTGTTGTGTATCATCATCACAACTTCATCATCTCTACAAGTCCTAACTATATTCTCAAAGTTAGTTCCACTACCGCTGCACATAATGCCCAGCCTCATTTTAGTGGTCTCCCATGTTTATCAACCAATCCCATCTTCTTTATTTGATGGAGATTAGATCTTTTACTTTTTTTAATCTTCTTATATTCCTTAATGAGTTTATCTATTTCATCTTTAGGAATATTAACTTTCAATTTTTCTTCACCAAACCCAGACACCTTTTGTAGATCCTCTACATTATCCACATACTCATTAATAACATCCTGAATTTCATCTCTTATGATTTCATTTATTTGATCCTTAATTTCATCACTCATTTTTTCTTCTTCTTTTTATCAGATTGTTTATACCCCCACATAGTAGGATTTATTGTGCCCATTCCCCATTCAATCCTCTTTAACTCTTTTTTATACTTATCATAATACATGTCAAAAATATTTGATTGCTTACTAGAACGAGTTAAATCTAACACCTCCTTTCCATCTATAGTATACCATACAAGATAGGCATCACTAGGAAACTTTTTATCATTTGCCTTTTCAAGAGTTGTTTTTGATAAAAGAATCTCACAAGAGTAATCATAAGGATTAAGTTTATCTTCTTCCTCCTTCTTTTCCTCTTCTACTACTTCAGTTTCTTCTTTAACCTCCTCTGTCATGAACGGCCACCCCATTTAATGTCTGGGTATGCTTCACCAACAATATCATATGTAATCTTATACTTACTTCCTAATTTTTTATCCTTTACCAAACATAAAATTTCTGCTTCTGATGGGTGAAGTCCTTCCAACATCTGAATAAACATTGTTTCTCTACGAATAGGAGTCAATTTGGGATTACCACCATGAACAAAATGATAAAGGTTCTTCCACTCTCTCCTCAAAGAAGTATGATCCGTACCTACAGGAACTTCATTAGGATTATAAGGAACATCTCCCTCAGGAACCACAGAAATAACTGTGTCATCAAAGTTCCAAATAAGAATAGCCTTTAACCCCTCATGTGAATATTCTTGAAGGACTTCTACTTTCTTTGCTTTAGATCTTTGCTTACTTACTAACTCAAGAATCTCATGAACAAATGGGTTAGGAGGAAGTTTAATCTTCGTCGTCTTCGCTGGTGTCATAATCGTTTTCAAATCGTACTGCTAAAATTTCATCTGGAACTACATTTCCATGCTCATCAAACATCTCTGGATGAGTATAAGCAACATACTGCTGCTCTAAATGATGCTGTCTTGCTAACCATCCTATCATACCTCCTACCAAAAGTGCAAGAACTGTCATTACAGTTGTAAGAGTTAAAGTTACTGCTACGGTTTCCATTGCATTCTCCTGGATTATTTTTTTCGTATGTCCAAATAAAAATTAAAATGGAAAACAAACTCTCGCTTAAAAAGAGCAATCATATTTCCAAATTTTATCTGAAAAGTTTTAGGCTGGTCTTGATTTCTCCTCCTATTTCTCAGTAATAGTTCCACACCCCTATTAATATGGGGTTCATCGTTATTTAGATTGCTTTTTTCTGCCTCTACTTCTTGTTCCAATAGTATTCCCTCTACTTCTTACCTTTACGACCGGGACGCCTATCGTGGGAATATCTCCTTGCATCATCTAAAATACTATACAAATAATTTCCTATCTTTCGTGCCTGTGGCTTTGGTATATGATGGTATGCTTCACGCAATTGTTTGTGCTCACCATCATTACCTCCCTTCACATATTCCTTAAGTTCTAATACTTGGTCAGCAAGTTCATGGGCAGTAGAACTCTGAAGAAAAGCATCTGCCTCTGCCTTTGTTGTCTTACGATACTTTAAGTATTCATAAAACTTTAAAGTCATCTTTCCCCGAAAAGCATACTCAATAGCGTGCTCAATCATGTCATAAACGCTTTCAAAATCGTCTTTCATTAGACCAAGTTATTTTCTTTTAGATATTGAACTGTTTCCGTGCATCCACCAAGATTAGTACTATTTAATACTACTTGAGGGAAGGTTGATCCTCTTCCGAACTGTTCATAAAAACTATCACGACTAAAATCTCTATTAAGTTCGTAAATAACATGCTTAAGTTCTGCTAAACGCAAAACCTCAGCAACTTTAACGCAATAAGGACATCCTTGTCTGGAGTATACTGTAAAATTCATTTGTGAATTAGACATTACGTTTTCTTCCGGTTCTAAGTTTCCAATCATTTGTTTACTATAATAATTTATTGAACTACATGATTCCAATCTTGATCAAAGAGATCTAATCCCTTATCAGTTAGAACATGATTATACATCTTTTCAAAGACTGCTGCTGGCATTGTAACAATATTAGCACCATTAGTAAAGGATTGAGATACACTCTTCACATCCCTAATGGAAGCAGAGATAATCTTAGTCTCTTTTACTTTTTGTACTGAGTAAAGTTCAGAAATATCACGAATCAAATCCAATCCAGCAATTGAATTATCATCAAGTCTACCTACAAAAGGAGACACATATGCTGCACCTGCCTTCGCTGAAAGAACTGCTTGTGCGGCATCAAAGATAAGAGTTACATTCACTCTAATATGATCCTTAACAAGCTCTTTACAAGCAGCAAGACCATTAGGTGTGCAAGGAACTTTAATCGTAGCAACCTTACCAAATTTCTTAGCAAGTCTACGACCTTCAGAAATC